TGGTTGGGTCGAGCCGAGTAAGACGGGGATCTACGTGAGCGACGAGTCCGCGATGCGCTGCGCGACGGTGTTCGCGTGCGTGCGTGTCCTGTCGGAGTCGATTGCGTCGCTGCCGATCCACCTCTACAAGCGCAAGGATGACGGCGGCAGAACGCGCGCCGAGGATCATCCGGCGTACAAGCTGATGCACACCGAGCCGCACCCGGACATTACGGCGTGCCAGTACATCGAGACGGTGGTGATGCACCTGGCGCTCACCGGCAATCACTACTCGCTGCTCACCCCGAGGAACGACGGCTCCGTTGGGTCGCTGACGCCGCTCAACCCGCGCAACGTCAAGGTCGAGTACACGAGCGCCGGGAGCCTGCGGTACGTCTACACCGAGAACGGCAAGCCGATAGTCTACGATGCGGCGCAGATCCTCCACATCCCAGGCCTCGCGTGGGACGGCATCGTCGGCATGTCGCCTATCGCCTACGCGCGGGAGAGTATCGGGCTCGCGCTCGCGGCCGAGGAGTTTGGGGCCCGGTTCTTCGGCAGCGGCACCAACGTCGGGACGGTATTCACCGTGCCGGCCGGGGTGCGGATGTCGCAGGAGCAGAGTGACAAGCTGCTCGAGGATCTCCGGGCGAAGCACGCGGGGCTCGGCTCGGCGCACAGCGGGATGATCCTCCCGAACGGTATGACCGCGACACGGGTCGGGGTGCCGCCGAGTGACGCGCAGTTCCTCGAGTCGCGGAAGTTCCAGAAGGCCGAGATCGCGTCGATCTTCCGCGTGCCGTTGGTGATGATTCAGGAGCACGAGGGCAGCACCACATGGGGCAGCGGCATCGAGTCGATGACGATTGGCTTCGTGGTTTATACGCTGCGTCCGTGGATGGTACGTATAGAACAGGCGCTCAACCGCAAGCTCCTGTCTGGAGAGGACCGCGACAATTACTACTTCGAGTTCTTGACCGCGGCGCTGCTACGTGGCGACCAGGCGGCGCGCGCGAACTACTACATGCAGGCGATCCAGAACCAGTGGATGACGCCGAACGAGGTGCGGCAGCTCGAGAACATGGACCCGGCCGATTGGGGCGACGAGCCCGTGCGGCCGGCGAACATCTACGGTGGAGCCAGCAACGAGGAGAAGCCGCCTGAGAACCAGTTCGAGGAGACGAAGGCAGCCTGCGACTGCGGCCACGAACACCGGTACGAGACGCGCGCCAAGGTCGATCATCCTCGGATGTCGATACAACGTAGCTACAGGCGCGTGATCGCGGATGCACTGGCGCGTGTGATCCGGCGCGAGCGGAACGACGTGATCGCCGGGGTGAAAAAGAGCCTTCGCCGGACGTCCGGTGGGTGGGAACGGCGCTCGGCCGAGGTCGAGCAGTTCATCACCGAGTTTTACGAGTCGCATCACGGTTTCGTGGTTGAGGCGATTCGGCCAGCATTCACCTCGCTTGCTGAGGCGGTTGGCTCGCAGGCCATGCGCGAGATCGGCCGCGAGTGGTCTTGGAACAACGAGCTCGAGGACTGGCTCGAGCGGTTCATCGACACGTTCGCGAACAGTCATACCGGCCGCTCGCGGGGGCAGCTTCTTGCCATCCTGTCGGAGCTCGCCGAGGACGGCGACATCGTGACGGCGCTGACTGGGCGGTTTGACGAGTGGGAGAGCGGCAGCGACGAGAACGACCGGCCGCGCAGCGACCGTGCTGCGGATTACGAGTCCGTGAGGCTCGGCGGTGGCTTCGCGCGCGCGGCCTTCTTCGCCGCGGGCATCGCCTCGCTGGTGTGGGTGTCGACGGGCTCGGAGACGTGCCCGTACTGCGAATCGCTGAACGGCCGCTCGGTGGGGCGCGAGGACGTGTTCCTCACGGCCGGCCAGGCGTTCAACCCGTCCGGCGCGTCCTCGCCGCTGGTGCCGGGGCTCGACATCGGGCACCCGCCGGCACACGCGGGTTGTGACTGCATCCTGATCCCTGGAGGCTGAAATGATCTTGGGGATGAGAGTTCAGGGGCGCAAGAAGCAGGTGCCACAGAACTGGCCGCCGCCAGTAGATTCCGGGGACTCGGCGAGGCATTTGTGGCCGTGTCCCTATTGTGGCGGGGTAAATGTCCAGCCGACGAAGTGTGAGCACTGTGGTGCCGCACGAACCAATACAAGGCAACAGCTTAGTTTTCATTGCCTCGGGACAAATTCGACCGGGATGAGGTGAGACATGAAAGGGTTAGATCAATCCGTCAAACTCGAGCGCCGGTCGATGGTGGTGCGTGAACTCCGCGCCGACGTGGACGCCAGAAAGATCGAAGGCTACGCCGCGGTGTTCAACGAGGAGACGGACATCGGCGGGATGTTCCGCGAGGTGATCCGTCCAGGTGCCTTCGCGCGCGCGATCCGCGAGGAGCAGGACGTCCGTGCGCTTTGGAACCACGATCCGAACTACGTGCTCGGCCGGACGAAGGCCGGGACGCTCGAGATCGACGAGGACAACCGCGGGCTCTGGATCAGCATAACGCCGCCGAACACGCAGTTTGCGCGGGATCACATGGAGTCGATTGCGCGCGGCGACGTCGATCAGATGTCGTTCGCGTTCATACCGACTGATGAGAAATGGACTGAGCGCAAGGGTGAACCGACCCTGCGCGAAATCCGCGGGGTCGATCTGTACGACGTGAGCACGGTGACATTCCCGGCCTACGCGACAACCAGTGTCGGGCTCCGTTCTGCGGAGTCTGTTTTCGAGGAGCACGTCCAATCGCTCGAGCGGCAGGAGCCACCCGAGGATGACGCGACCGAGCCGGTGCGGCAGGTGCCCGCCGACGTCGATCACGTCGTGGACGAGATCCTCAACCTGTAAACAACGCAACAGAGGAGAATAGAAATGGACATCAACGCGCTCCGCAAGCGGCGCGGTGAGATCGCTTCGCGCATGAAAGAACTCGTGCGTGACGGCATCACCGATGAGAGCCGCGCCGAATTCGATACCCTCGAGACCGAGTCCAAGACTGTCAAGGATGACATTCGCCGGCTCGAGTCGCTCGAGGCCGAGGACCGTGAGCTCAGGAAGCTCGCTCCGGGGCCGACTCCTGGTCTCGTGGTCGGAGAGGGTCCTGAGGACCGCAAGTTCGAGAGCCTCGGCGAGTGCGCGCGGGCGATGATCCGCGCCACCGTCAAGGGCGAGACCGATCCGCGTCTCGTCGGCATGAACCACCGCGCCGCGTCCGGTCTCGGTGAGTCGGTCCCGTCTGATGGCGGGTTCCTGCTCGAAGAGTCCTACGTGAGCGGCATCATGCGCCGGGTGTACGACAACCCGGTTGTGTCGCGCTGCCGCAAGCTGACCGTCAGCGGGCCGAGCAACAGCGTGACCATGAACGCCGTGGACGAGACCTCGCGCGTCGCGGGCTCTCGCCAGGGCGGGGTGCTCGGTTACTGGCGCGCTGAGGCCGGCACCGTCACCGCGACCGATCCGAAGTTCCGTCAGGAGAAGATCGACCTCAACTCGCTCGCGGTGCTCGCCTACGTCACCGACGAGCTGCTCGAGGACGTTGCAGCTCTCAACTCGCTCCTGCCGAGCCTACTTGGCGAGGAGATTGAGTTCAAGCTCGCCGACGCGATCATCAACGGGACCGGAGCCGGCCAGCCGCTCGGCATCGCCAACGCCGGCGCGCTCGTCAGCGTCGCCAAGGAGAGCGGCCAGACCGCGACCACCATCGTCGCTGCGAACGTGCAGAAGATGTTCACGCGGATGTACGCGGCGTCCCGCACCAATGCGGCTTGGCTCATCAACCAGGACTGCGAGCCGCAGCTCTGGAGCATGAGCATTGTCGCCGGCACCGCCGGCTTCCCCGTGTATCTGCCGCCCGGCGGGTATTCGCAGGCGCCGTATGGCAGCCTGTTCGGCCGTCCGGTTCTGCCGATGGAGTTCGCGCAGACGCTCGGCACCACCGGCGACATTCAGCTCCTCGACCTCGACCAGTACCTCCTTGTCACCAAGGGCGGGATCAAGCAGGACTGGTCGATGCACGTTCGTTTCATCTATCACGAGATGGCGTTCCGCGCCGTCCTTCGTGTCGGCGGTCAGCCGCTTTGGAATTCGGCGCTCACCCCGTACAAGGGCTCGAACACCGTCTCGCCGTACATCTGGCTGGCGACTCGGTCGTAAGGGGGTGAATGATGTTCTCTGAAAACGTAAAAATCACTCTGTGCTACCAGGGGCTCGCGAATGCGGTCGCCTGTGATGTCATCAACATGGAGCAGTTCCTCCACGGCGCCTTCGTCGTGGTGCACACCGGGGCCAACGACACCGACCTCACTCTGTCGCTGTACGAGGCGACCGACGTGGCGGCCGGCACGAACGCGGCGATCACCACCGCGGTGCCGTTCTACCTCGACTCCGACGCGGGCACCTCAAGCGACACTCTCGTGAAGCAGACGGCCGCGTACTCGAAGGCCATCGACCCGGC